ACTGATTTTATTTACTAAAAAATGAATTAAGTTTTTACTTGTAAAGGCTGTGAGCGAGGGGGTTGTCGGCCAATTGTCGCTTAGCGATGCCAAGGTCAAGACGATGGTTCTTATTGCCCTTGTATGGGTTGAGATCTTGGTGTCTTGGTTTGACATATTGTTGTGTCCATCCACCTGCCACTGGTCCCAAGCGTCCATCCATGCGACCATTGTCGGTACGCACAGCGGTAACCATACCATAGGCTTGGAGTGGATTACCACGCACATTCATACGACCAGAGTTTGGTTTGCGGTATTCAGTTGTAGCGCGACGCTCACTAAGTCTGAGACCATATTTGGAGAGTTCTTCTGGTGTTCTGATTTTATTACCTGCAGCGGCAACGAGTGTAGAGTTTTCATAACCACCATAGAAGCTTGAAATGCCTGGTTGAATATTGTCCATGTATTTGTATTGTCCATCGGCGACATCTGATTTGTTGCGAGTTGGATCTTGGGCGATTGTTCCATGGGGAACAACACGCTTGGCGGAAGCAAACTCCAAACCATCTGTTCTTGTGCCAGTTTGGGAACGATTTGTTGATCTCTTTGTTTTTTCGTATTCTTCTCGGACTGTAACACCGTTGAGAGAACCACCTTGTCCTTGACCGCGTCCAAAAACAGGTGGACGGCGTTCTGGAAGGTAAGCAGTGCGTTCTGGCTTGTTGTGACCAATTTGTGATGGGAGTTGACCTCTTCCGCCTGATATATCTCTAGCTGGACCAGATCTACCGGGGAGTGTGGTGAGTCTATAAGCCCCGACATTTTCTGGCATGGCACGGAACATTTGTTGGAAACCACCGACCGCGGGAACGTCGGAATTGACACCCAAACCTGGACCAACTTTCTGCTGTGGTATTGGTGAAAGATTATTATGCACCTGTAAATCAGTAACAAAACGATCTTTCATATCCAAAACTTCACCCCCACTACTTTTTTCTTGTTTAGCAATGTCGGCAAAAACTGGCATTTGTTCGGGACTGGAGAGTTCTCTTTCTTCGCTGTTTATCATGAAATCGGTGTTAAGATTAGCCTCATTTTCAGATCGTGAATAATCAGTTGAAGGATTTACTGGTGCCCTAGACACCGGTGTTCCCTTAACCACCATTGGTTGGTTATTCGCGGGCTGTTCAGCTAATTTTTTTCCGGTATACACCAAGCCCATTAGCGCTAAAACGGAGACTGGATCTGCCATTTATTAGTTGTTGATATTTTTATTATATCGCATATCAAACAAGTCATTCTGGAGTTCCGCGCGAGAGCTTCGTGGTTCATATAAACTGGGGAGAGGAGGAGTTGGCATTGAGTTGTCAATTGGGAAAAATTGTTTTTCGTAGTTGTTCACTACAATTTTACCAAAACGAGTTGTTGACTGAGGTCGGAGTTCATCTGACACTTGTATATGCGCAGCAGGTGAACCTTTACCAGCCATATATGGTGCTGTTCCATACAACATAGTGTTTGGTCTGGAGGAGTAATCCCCGTAGTTTTTGCTAGTAGATTCTGGGTAAGTGAACACTGTATCCACGGCACTTCGCTCAGGGACAGCATTGTCTTCAAGCCTTTGTATATCTGGTTGTAGCTGAAATGACATTATTACTATTTACTAAGATTTAATTACGCTTATTACCAGCCCAATCAAGACCACGAAGTTGGTTGAGTTGTACACCCCGGGCATCTGGGCTGCATACTGAACCATCACTCTTACAAATAGCCCCAAATTTGGGTCCATACAACCATTCGGCAAATCCAGTTTGGTCACCTGGAATGGTAGTCACGGGTGAAGAAACAAACTGCCTGGCAGCGGCAGCCCTCTGCTGAGATGGTAATGGGGATCTTGAGCGACCAGCATCAAAAGGCAATGTATCATCCAATGCTTGTTTTATCATTGGAGCCACGCTTTCTGAATAACACGCTGGTGGCCTGTTAGGATTGGCGTAGTCAGACATCAATACATTACCCATGGGATTGTCATAAGTAGGAACTTGACAATTTCCACGGACTTGGTCGTCTGATCCGGGGGGTCTGAACATGTTTTCTTTTATCATTTTTGATTTATACATAATGTAAAGTATAGCAAGCATCATAATTCCCAATACAAAAATTCTAATGTCGCGTTTTAACAAATATATTAAGCATACTGCATACACGATAAATCTTGATGTAGCATTGACTCGTTGTTCTGATGTTTGAGAAGCAACTGGCCAAAAGCTGAGCACTCTATTCACATCAAAAAATATAGCTGGATCATCGAACCAAGTCTTTTCTTGGGGTTCCACTTCCATTTATTATATACTATCTATTTATTTTTTCATCATTCCACCAAGAAATCCAGCCATCATTTTTTGAAGGGCAGACTCATCTATCTCACCACCCTGAATCTTATCGGCTGCATCCTTGGCAAGATTTTCAATCACATTCAAAGTATCTTGTGGAACAGCACTAATGGCGGTTCCAAGCATGTAAAGGGTTTGCATGTATTGCCAAATCGCATCTTTCGTCTTGGGAGAAGCTTTTTCCCACAATGAAGCAAATTTCAAATCTTTCAACAATTCAATGTTTGGAAGATCTTCAAAAATGAAACTTTCGTCCTTGTTAGAAATCTTACTAGCAAATGGTGCAATACCAGTCATGTATCCCTCAACAACCTTACGACCGTTGGTGTCACGGAGAAGTTCAAACGATGTCATGAACTTTTTAATGCTTCCCTCTTGGGGAAAAGCCTTGTGAAGCTCAGCAATAAATTGTCCCATCATATCGTTGAATGCTGAAACAGAAGCCATTTTTATATATATACATTAGGTAAAATCTTTAAGTTTAGAATGGCTCTGTAGATATTATTTCGCGTTGAGATATGCCTTGGTCTATTATAAAGTAAACCATGACAGCATTAAGAACAGCTGGCTTGAGGTAAGCATTTAGTTCTTTTTGTGGTTCATTATTAAGTTGTTGCTTAAGGTAAATATAAGCGGCAGTCAAACCAGCCGCCACCATGGCGGCACCCATGGGATCTCGGAGAGTCTCACTCAATTCCATTTATATATCTTGGGGTTTTTTTGTGCGCGCGTCAGGGGCATCATCAAATAAACTTTCATCTTCATCATCTTCTTCTGGAGTGTCAGTAGTTGGAATTGACTTGACACCAACTTCTGTTTCAAATGGAACATTTGAGGGGTCGGGTTCTGTTGATTCTTCGTTGTCTTCTCCAATATCTTTAAGTTCTTCTGATGCTTCATCAACTGGAGCACCATTTGGATACTCGTCCAATGGTGGTGGGGATGGAACGCCTCCCTCGGTCGCCTCACCCTCTTCACCCTCTGGTTTTTCTTCAACGTAACTTTGTTCCAAGTCATCGTCATCCACGGGATCACTTTCTTCAACATCTAACTCAGCTCCACCACTTTCTTGGGGTGTCATGTATGTAGAAAGAATCTCTTGAACTGGAATACTCTGCTTAATTGTTTGTATAATAATCTTACGAAAACGGTCGTCTAATTGTTTGTTTCTTTCATATTCAGATTGAGTTGCTGTAAATACATATGGATCATCATACAAATCTTTCGCAGCATTATTGTAAACAGTTTGAATAAAGACATCGTTTGTTGGGAGTTTTAGGGACAGCTTTCTGTTTCCGGCTTGAATACGAACAGCAGACAAAATCTTAACATTACTCACCAATACAGCAGCCAAAAGTTCACCGAAAGATGAATAAGTTGATTCAATTTCAGATGCTCTGGTGCGAGACATTGTATTAGACCAACTTGGAACTTCCTTCAACAAACTTTGGAACATTTGAAGAACTTTTCTACCCTTAGACATTCTTTGAGCTTCCATAAACATTTCATGAAACACTTTTATCATAGGTTCAGTCATGACAGTAACCATTATGTTCTGGTATTCATCTTTAGCTTCTACCAATACACTGAGGTTCTGATCCATTTATCATAAAAGCGTGTTTTTTTTGAGGGTTCATTACGCACCTATTATCGTTTATATTTAGCGGCGGCTTTTTTAAGGTTTACAAGTGTAGGCATCTCAAAATCATCCTCTTCTTCCGGTTCTGGGTGAACAACTTTTTTGGAGTGCTTCTTCTGTATGTTCCACGCAACATAAATAGAATAAGTGTCAGCTAAAGTACTTTCAAAACCGCCATTTTTGAATTGCCTCCTTAAATACTCTGCTGCAACACCCCTGTCAAATGTTGGATATCCAAAAACAACGGAAGGAACAGTTAATAAAGCACATTTATAACCCATTTCCGTACTTAATTTTATTTTTCTACAAAACTGATCGTATATTTTCTGATAAATCTCTTTACGAATTCGTTTTCTTTCATAATCAACTTTTTGAACGTCGCTTACTCGCAACATTTCATAGTTTCTTACATCTTAACTACTTTATTTCTTTCAGTCTTCCACGCAACTTCGTCAAAATATCCACGAGACAAGGCAGTTTTCTCCTTAATCACCTGGTATTTAGTAAACTCTCTAGCTGTGCCGTCTGTTGTGTAAGCAGAGACATCGCTTGGGGCATCAATACCGAGAGGTTGGGTGCGAGCACCAATTATTTTGGCAGTGTTGTAATCAGCATCCACAGTTACAGCAAAACCATAAGCATACCCTTTATTACGAACACACATGAACATGACACGAACTATCTTCTTCATTGGGCCATCATATTGTCTGATGTCAGATGTTTCAATAATGTAACAACAATCATCAATCTTTTCTTGAATGTATTTGTTCGCATTCAAAATAATTTCTTGAAGGTGGTGTGGACCCACCTTAACTGAAACCTCCTCCAAACCTTGGGTGTCGGTGAGTTTGTCATCAATCAATAAATATTGAGCTTCTTTTTTGTGACCTGAAAATCCAAACCTCTCTACAAAGCCCTCCTTCTGGGTCATAATTATCAAGACTACCAGGATGAGACCAAGAAAAACGAGATTATTCATTTACTATTATGCGTTATTTTTTTTTACAAATAAAAAATTAATTAATACAAGAGATGTCTTGTGTACTTGTATTCAGTCCCAAGTGTAACCACTGTAATGATCTTATTGCATATTTAGATAAACATCCACAATTTAATGGAATGATTAAATTTCACAACATTAATACTCAGGGTATACCTGCATCATTAAAAAGTTATGTTAAATCCGTTCCAACTATGCTTACAAAAAACGGTAAAGTATTGACAGGTAAGGAAATTGAAAATTATTTACAATCTTTACTACCAAACAAAGAACTATCAAATTATAATTTTTCAGGTGGGGGGTTAGGAAACTTTTCATCAATTGATGGTGATGATATTTCAGACATTGGTTTTGATATAAATAACTATGGACAATCACTACAACCAGCAATGACATCAAAGTTAGAAGCTCTCATATCAAGAGATGTTAAGGAAGCATACTCAGACGCTGACCCATCAAAACAATTAAAGATTTAAAGTTATTTTTTACTAGATGAATCTTACAACTATACAAGCGTCAGCAATAAAGTCATGCTTTGAGGTGTTGTCAGGAATTCTGAATGATGTTAATATATATTTTAAACCCGAGGGTGTTTTTGTCACTACTTTAGATACTGCGAGAACATCTCTCATTGATTTGAGACTTTCGGCAGAAAATTTTGAAGAATATGAATGCAAAGACCCAATCGTCGCTGGTGTGAATATTTCAAATACTTTTAAACTTTTAAAGTCTATTACAAATAATGATATTTTGAAACTTTCTATATATTCAAAAGAATTTATGAATATAGAAATTGTCAGTGAAAATAAAAAAACAAAAACTAAATTTGAATTGAAACTATTGGATATTAATGAAAACATATATGAAGTTCCAGAAATACCAATGACTGTCACCACATCCATCTCATCCGTTGACTTTCAAAGAATATGTAGGGATATGAGCAATATAGGAACTGATATACGTATAAGAAGAGTTGGAAATACTATGTCCCTAGCGTGTTCAGGTGACTTTGCAAACCAAGAAACATCCATTGAATGCATAGAAAAAGTAGAGAAAGAACTATGCGGTGAATATTCATTGAGATATTTGAATATATTCACAAAAGCCACAAGTATGTGTGCGATGTTACAATTAATGCAGGAAGAGGGAAATAGGTTTTTGGTTCTTAAATATAGTATTGCAAACCTAGGTGAACTAAGATTCTACTTGGCTACTAAGTCAACGGAATGATCAGTTTTAAATGCCTTTGTATTTCTCATCGCATCAGAAATAACTAAATAAGGATACTCCTTCTTCATTGTCTCTTCATCATAG